TGGCGGTTTTATGGCAGAAGGTAGATCTTTGTATGTGTTCTATGGAATTACTAATGTCGGAAAATCTATATTTCTTGGAAACATTGCAACTAATATTTTAAATCAAGACAAGACAGTTGTATTAATTTCTTTAGAAATGCCAGAACAAGTTTATGCAAAAAGAATTTCTGCTCAACTTTCAAAAATTCCTTGTGATGATTTAAAATTACAAATTAGTCCATTAAGAAACTTTTTACATGAATATAAAGTTAAGAATAAAAATTCAAAATTAATCATTAAAGAATTTCCACCCAAATCAGTTACAGTTTTAAATTTAAAAGCATACATAAACAAACTAGTTAAAAATAACATCAAACCCGATGTTATCATCATTGACTATATTAACCTTGTAGCACCAGCAATTAACAATTTAAGCTCATATGAAGGAATTAAACAAGTAACAGAGGGCATACGTGCATTATCTTATGATTTTGAGTGTCCTGTTATTTCTGCCACACAAGCAAATAGAGCAGCAGTTTCTACACCCAAACCAGAATTAGACAAAACAAGCGAGTCTATGGGTCTTTCTCACACCGTGGACGCTCAAATTTCCATTTGGACGGAAGAAGGAGATTCTGACTTGGGTATCATACATATGGGAGTTGAAAAAAATAGATTTGGCCCACGCCAAGTTTATACTCACTTAGAAATTGATTATCCAACTCTTTCATTGAAAGAACCAAAAGAGTTTTCCGAAGAATATTCTGTAAAAGGAAAAATGCCAAAACTTACCGATGATATCGAGTCTAGTTTAAATTCTAATATTGTTGACACTCTAAATTTTGTAGAAAATTTAAGTGAAAGTGATGAAAAATAATCAATAGTGCATAAATATCCTTATGCAAAACAAAGTGTATCAAGTCTTTACTCATAAAGATCTCGATGGCGCAATTAGTTTATTAACCTTTTTATGGTCGCATCCTAACGATACAATCACATATCAAGAAATATCTAATTTAGATATAAACCCAGTTAAAGATTTTATCAATAAAACTATCAATCCACCAAAAACAATTTTATTAAATTTATATTTAAGAGAAGATTTTATTCCCAACATGGATCAAGAAAATGTTGTTATTATAGACCACCACATTGATTCAAAAAAATACGTAGATCAATTTAAAAAATCAAAAATTGTTTATTCAGATTATGATTCTGGTTCTATGTTTATTAGAAAACTTTTTCAAAAAAATGTAGAATTGAGCAATGACCAAAAAAAATTAATACTGTTGGCTAATGATTATGAATCTGGTAATTTTAATTTTAACGAATCTTATGATTTAAACATTATTTTTTGGACTCAATTTAAAAATGATTTCTCAAGGTTTATTAATACGTACAAAAACGGATTTAAACCATTTACAGATTCTCAAAAAGAATTAATTCAAAGTGTAAAAAAAGAAGCTGAAAAAAAATTATCAGAGACAAAATGTTATGTTGGTCAAATTTTGATAGAAGGACAACCTAAAAAAGTGTTAGCAGCTATGACGAATAAATTCAACAGTATTGTTGTTGATAGTTTAATCAAAAAACACAAACCCGAATTATTATTTTATATTAATACCCAAACAGAAAATGTTAGTATTCGTCAACCAAAACAAAAAGAAATGATTAATCTTTTAAAATTTGCACAAAAATATTGCGATGGTAACGGGACAACATTATCCGCAGGTGGCAAAATTACTCCATTATTTATGGAGTTGACAAAAAAATTAAATCCGCTATGATTATAACATCAACACAACAACTAGAAGAAGTATCAAACCCATCCAATGCTTTAGATGTCGAAGAATTTGAACAAATTACAATGAAATTCGGAGCATTTGTTTGTATTTGTAAAAACAAAAAAATGAATTATTTAAATTTTTTAAAATTTTTGGTAGATGATAAAAAAACGCAAAAAATTTATTTTGCTTTATTGGGAGAATCAAACCTCCAATCAATTATTAGAACCTATTTAAGTTCAACACCAAACGTTTATAAAAAAATGTTTAGGTCAAAATTTAATAAAAAAAGATGACTCTTAACGATTCACAAAAACAAATTTACAATTTTTATATCAAACACTTAAGAAAGGGACAACCTTATCAATTAAGAAAAAATTTTTCTGACATTGATCCCAATACGGTTGCGTTTCTTCATAAAATTGAAACTTTCTTAAAAAGATACAATCATATTAATTGGAATGATTATTTTTTGGCATTCAATGAACTTCATCCCAATGAAAAATATCCCACTTTAAATTATTTTACAACAAGAAGTGCTTTAAAAACCTATGCGCTTTTTCAAAAACAAAAAGAAGACAGAGATCCTGAAAAACAATTAGATGAAATAAAAAACAGTTTAAGGTTTGTTGGAATGTTTTGTTTAGAACATAAAATTTTTATTGAAGATTATATCTATCATAAAACTGGCTACATGTATTCTTGGTTGAATCACTATAGAGAACATCGAATCAATCCTTATAGCCTTATGGAGCTTGGAGACTTTATTAGAGTTTTAGATAAAATTCCAAAAGATGAAATATATCTTTTTGCCAATAATCTTTACGAAAATTTGGTAGCTTTTAAAACAAGATATCAACAATCCCCTAAAACACAACAATTAACAAAAACAGCAACCGCTAAAGTCAAAAATTTTGTCAAAAATAGTTTGACACTTAAATAAAACATGCTAAGATAAAAGATATAAATTATGAATAACAAATACAACGAAAGCCTATTCGATTCCCTCAAGGAAGCACTTACCACAAAAACCAATACTGATTCAGGTTTCAAAGATTTCATGAAATTTGAACCAGATAAGACATATTTGGTTCGTCTTCTTCCTAATTTGGAAGATGGTAAAAAAACAAGATTCCATTATTACCAACACATTTTTGATAGCATTCAAACTGGTAAAAAGGTTTCAGTTCTTTGTCCAAACACTTATGGTGAAAAGTGTCCAATCGATGAATATCGTGCAAAAATGTGGGCTACCAAAAATCAAACGTTTATCGACCAAGTTAAACCATTGAAAAAAGCAGAAAAGTGGCTTTATAATGTATATGTAATCAGTGATCCTTCAAATCCTTCAAACGAAGGACAAGTTAAAATCCTCAATGCAGGAGCACAATTACAGAAAGTCATTCAATCTGCTATTGATGGAGACGATGCAGCAGAATTTGGTTTTAGAATTTTCGATTTGTCCGAAAAAGGATGCAATCTTAGAATTAAAGTAGAAAAAAATGCTGCTGGTTATCCAAATTACACAAGTTCTAAATTTGTGTCACCTTCACAAATTGAAGGTCTTGAGAATACCGATGAGGTATACTCTTCAATTAAAAGTTTGGATACAATCTTCCAAAGAAAAACCTATGATGAAATCAAGGAAATTTTGGATTTCCACTTTCTCGGTAAAGAAGAAGTTCAAAAAACAGAACACCACGAAGATGACTTCAAAGTTGATGTAGTTGAATCGGAGACTACTGAAACAGTCAAGTCAGAAGACGAGCTATCTGAGCAAGATAGAAAAATGCAAGAGATCTTAAAAGACCTGTAAGATGGATCCAAGATTAGAAGCTTTAGAAGCTGCTAAACTCGCAGCAATGGTTAGCTCTCAACTTAAAAAAGTTGACCAGCTAACCGTTGAGCGAAGCTCACTACCAGCTAATAAAATTAACATCCAAGAGTTTATAAATTCAGTTCAAGATCCAAATTTTCGAACTCAAAATAAATTCTCACAAGTTCCTTCTGGTTTTGCTGCTCCACCATCAGAGGATATTATTAGGAGAATGGTTCCAGATGCACCACAGGTAATGCCACAAATATTACCAAACGTCCCACAACCCCCACAACCAGCGCAACCACAAAAACCAGTACAGTTAGAAGCTAATATCATTAAAAAAACTACTGATAACCAATCAGTAGTAAATTTCGATAAAAACATTGAAAAGCATTTAAAAAGTATTAGCAAAACATTAGAGAATATGCTAAAATTACTTGAAGAAAAGTATAAAAATGAGTAATGAAAGACATATTCCAATTCCAAAATCAGCTTTAGAAAAAATTTTATTCCCAGTTAATAGGTTAACTGAAAGCTGTGTTTTAAAAACTAATAAAGACAGCATTTATACTGTTTGTTCATCTATAGATAACAGCGTTATTCTATACGCAAAAACAAAATTGCCTATAGAAATTCAAGACTTGAAGTTAAATTTGATAAACATCAAAAAGTTTTTAACAGGTTTAGAGTGTTTGGGAGAAGGTGGTAGTTTTGAACTTATACACAAAAACAATCACTTAACTTGTAAGTCTTCAAACGAAGTCACGAAAGAAAATACACATTTTAAATATCATTTAGTTGATGACAACATTATTAAAGAATCGACAATTAATATTGAAACAATTGCTAAATTAAAGTTTAACACAATTTTTGAAATTTCGGCGCAAAAGATTAGACAAATTATGTCAGCTTATTCGTTCGTAAATGAAGTTAATAAGATATATTTTTATACTAAAGAAGATCAGGTGTATGCTGAGATTGATGATAAAACGCTACAAAACATTGATAACGTCTCAATGCTAGTGTCGAATCAATTTAATGGTGATGCTATATCAACTCCACTTTCAATAAAAATTGAAATTTTTAAAAGTTTAGCAACATTCAAAAATAACATTACAGTAAAAATAAATAACGAATACAAAGTCTTTATATTTCAAATTAAAGACGAACAAAATACAGAATTAAAATATATAATTTCTGCCCTTGTTAAATAACTGTGTGAAAATAAATTATAATATATGTCTAGAAACAAAATCACAACAGTTAGTTATTTCATTAAAAGATTGCGTGACAGCGGGTATGTAACAGATAAACTGTATACAGACTATTCCAATTCAGATGCCCGATCTTGGACTGTAGTAGTAGACCCTAAAGTTTCTTCGGTGTTTATAACGTGTTTTAATAATCACAACTATTTTGGTGAAGAATATTTTGAAATCCATGATGGAGGACAATTTATACCTGAAAATTTTAAACTTAAAACCAGTTCAATCGAAACGGTTATTGAATATCTAGTCAAATTTAGCATCAATAATAAATCAAATACGTATAATAAGTAATAATATGGCGTACTCCAAGAAGAAAAATTTACAAAATACAAACAGTCCTTCGCTTTCTTCTTTTGAAAATGTAGTAGAAAAAAAAATGACTCAAAAACAAACTGATGACTTACAAAAAAAAGTTTTTGATGCTATCAATAATTTAGAACTTCAAAAAAGTCTAGATAAGTGGTTAAAAGAAAATAAACAATCTCAACAAATTGCAATGCGAGATTTGTCTTTATTAAAATCGATTGTTACAGAATATTTAGATTCTTTTCTTTTGTTTGGATATAATTTAGAAGGAGAAAGAGTTATTTTACAGAGTTTTAATAAGGCAAGAGATAGAGATGCCATTATGGAATTTTTAAAAATAGTTTTTATTAAACAACAACAAGAAAATTTTCTTGATGATTAATTATGATTGAATTAGATAAAGATATTTTATGTAAAAGTCCGTTGTGGAATCCTTCAAATTTCCCAACGGGTTCCGCTAATTTTTTAAACCCAAATTATAACATTCTCCCATTCCTTTGTGACATTTTAAAAGTTGCAAATGATGAAACTGTCGATCCTGTGATTGTAGAACCACCAGAATTCGATTTAACACCATTCACAAATTTTATTGGTTTATTAGAGGTTGGTGATCCTAGAGTATCTTTAGGCTTAACCTTGTCTGCAACATGGCTTCATTTTCTTCCAAGAGTTATTACTCAAACCGAAGTACGTCAAGCTGGTGGTGTACAGGTAATCAATAATGTCGTTTGTGATTCAGAGGGTATGCCTGTCAGAAAAGGAACTACACAAAATGTTGAATTATCGCTAGATTTATCTGGAAGAAAAGAATATAAATTTGGTGCTTTAACAGTTCCTCCCAGTGCATGGAACATAGACGATCTTTTAAAAAGATTTACACCCGAAGACGTTAAAGACTTTGTATCCACGTTTGTACAAACTGAAAAAGAAAAACACGCCACTCAATTTACAGATTTTATTAGCAAGTGGTTTCTTTCAAACCCACAATGGAAAGTAAGTTTATCATTTTATAAAATGACAAGAAATTATTTTGTTGTATTAGACTTAAGAAATGCATCAAATGTTTCAACACAAAGAATCTATTTGAAATATTATGATGATGTAATGTTAAAAGTAGCAAAAAATTTAAATGTTAAAAATATAGATGTATATAATAATATGCCATTTGGTAATGTTGGTATTATGAAAGGTTTTTCTGAACAAACTTTCGATTACAAAAAAATAATGGCTACAGAAAAATCACAAAAGGATCATTATGATTATATTATTAAAAATTTATCAATAGATCCAAGAAATGCAGCGTTATCATATAATACTTTATTTACCGCTAATAGTGCTAATGTTGTTAACGCGATGGCTAACATGTTTTTACAACAAGCCAGAACACAAATTACAACAAATACCGCACCTGTTTCCAGTATTACTGTTAATTAACAATTTCCTAATCCGTTAAAGTCTGGTGGTGGATTTAAACTACCGTCTGGGTTAAATGAGTAGTTTCCAGTTTGTGGTGTTATATCCACATAATTTTGATTGTTAAAAGCATCGTTTGTATTGATATTATATTTTTGATTTCTTCTGCCAAGGGACGTATCAACTCTACTAGGAGAAGCACTACCACCACCACCACTTCCAGCAAATGCTCCACCTCCACCACCACAAGAAGAAATATCACCCATCGTTTTATGTCCAGGTGACTCACCCATACCTCTAGCAGGTGCAGGTGTTGGTACATGAGTTGGATCTGGTCTAGCTGCTCTGGCTGCTGCTGAACCAGTATAACCATTAAAAGCAGGTACAGTCGTGTCGTGTGAGTGATTTTGACCTGGACTATTATGATTATGTGTAAAATTAAACACAGGTGTTATTTGTCCAGGAATAACATAGCCAACAGCAGCACTAGTACCAGACATAACACCTGGAACAATAACCATTAAGGGTTCTGTCCCATATGGATACCAGCCAGTAAGTCCGATTCCAGTTGGTAGACCAGTATTATCCAAAGGAAGCTCTATCATAATGCTAGAATAAGTCTCTTCTATTAAAGTTTGGATTTCGGCAAAACTTAAAATATTTGAAGTTAAAACATTATAAACATCACGGGTTGCTTTTTTAAAAAGTTTATCAAATATATCCAATTTAGTTGCTTTTGATGGAGAAAAATCATTCCACGTTGCGTTTGAATGAACATAATGTGCCCCACCACTGGGAGATGTTTGAATTCTTTCAGATGGACATGTAAGATGTGTCACATACAACCCACCATCCATCATTAAAGAACCCTTTAATGCTAAATCACCACTAACGCTTAATTTTCCATTTATAAAAGTATTATCTGATTCAATTTTAACTCCAGTGTCACCTGATCTGTCTTTAGCATCAATTAAAATATTTTTGCCTTTTAATGTTGTTTTGTTACTCGATGTTAGTGTCAATTCACCTTGGTTGGCAACAACGTTAGTCACTGCTCCAGAAAAAGAAGCTTTACCAGAAGTTTTTAAATCAACACCAGGCGATCCTGCGGAAACTTCAAATTTATTTGCAACATCAAGCAATAAACTACCAGGATTAATTAACGGATCAGAATGTATAGCTTGTTTGGTTGTTCCTTTTGCACCAAGAGCAAAATATTCACCCGGTGTTTTTGCATTTTGTAAATATAATGCTGTTGGAACCGGATCTTTTAATGTTACAGTTGGTGCATCGTTTTTAGCTAAACCAATTTGCCATACGACATCACCACCTTCTCTAACTACTTTTGCACCACCCTTTCCCATTTCTGTTTGTGCGCTTGCGATTTGAAGTTTTCTTGATTCATACGCATCTGCTGCTTTACTATTTCCTTCTTGAATAGCGGTTGCTGGTGATTTTACTCTTCCGTTTTTGCAACCAGGACTACCACAACCCTTACCACCAGTTAATGATAAATTAGTTGTTGAAGCATTTAAAAAAGGAACAACTAAAAAATTTATAATTTTTTGAACTACATCCAAAGGATATGCCATGTTTGGTAAAAACTTTCTTAAAGTTTTAAAAATTTTTCCAACTAAAGCAGAACCTCTTTCCGACAAATGTTTTTGAGAACAAACTGGACAATCCATTTCTTGTCCTTCAGTAGATTTAATAGTATCTAATTTTTCTTTATCTATTTGGCTTGTTAACCCTTGAAGTTTTTCAGCAGCGGCTCTTTGTTTGTCATTACCTGCTTGTGCTGTAACATCACCCTCAACAAAATCATGTTTACTACCACCAATACTTGATTGAACATCACCC